TCAACAGAAGCTGGCCAAGCAATAGTTCTATCTGAAGAATCCTGAGTCCAGACTAGAGTAAAGGCGCATGATTTTCCAGTAGGAGAGGGATTGGTAAATGTGAAGGTAGTATTCTGATCTGGCGTTACTGTAAATACATTGCCATTTTCTATGTCTATTGCAATAGATGCCGCCGCGCTTAAAGCGGTCTTTGTTTCAGAATAATCTTTTATCTCTGGCTTTAAGACTATCTGATCACCCATAGTAAGGGTTCCCGTCATAGTCCCGCCAGCTTTAGGTAAGGCCGCAACAGCAAGAGTATTACACGCATCAACATCTACGCCGTCAAATGTAGAGTTAGTTGTAATAGCACCTGTCATGGCACCACCCGCAAGAGGTAGTGCGGCAATATCTGATAAGACCTCAGATGCGCTTCTTCCTTCTACTGAGGTGGTAGATATCCTCAAGAAATCGTCATCAACAACGCCAGCGGCAAACTGTGCCACATCGTACTGTGATATTCCCTGAGCCACAGAAAGTTCAGTAGAGTCAATCTCTAAACCTCCATTACTCTTTAGATCAGTGCTAAAAGCGGTTCCTGTTAGATCAAGACCATCGCCTGCTGTATATGTAGTACCAGCAGCAGACTGCCATGAGGAAGTCCCATCACCATCCTCCCTAAGAAACTTGGTTCCTCCAGATTCTCCGGTAGATAATACCGCTGTTCCTTCCGGGGCAAGCGTAGTAACCCCATCCAACAAGTTAAGTTCTGCCGCAGTTGTGGTTACAGCCGCCGCACCCAGTGTAGTAAACTGGTCCTGCAATACAGACTTTATAAGTCTAAGGTGGTCATCACCCTGAGATACAGGATCACTTGTAGTCGGATTCGTATCGACTAATTGACTAATATATGTAGCCGTTTCTAAGCCCATTGTTCTACTCCCTTATTAATAATATCCGCCAGTGTTCATAACTCTCATGGCAGAACCAGAATGGCGGTCTTTATTGTCCTGCTCTTGTAAATTAGCAACTGCTTCCTTATAAGCTGTAGCCCATAACTGAACTCTAGAATCGTTCATCAAAAACGGTTCAGCTTCCATCAATGCTCCATATAAATATATATCTGGATTATCTGTAAGCATGGGTTCCGTAGTATTTCCAGTGCCTAGAGATTCAATCTTTTTATAAAACATCATTGAATAGGTGTATGCTCCAGCCGGAGAAGGCCCAAACCTAACAGTCGGCACTGGTGTACCGGAACTATTGTTTGATAGTATTGTGTAGGATCGTGGTATACCAAGCTGGCTACCCGCCCACATCCTGTTCATATTTTCTGGCGTTATGTAAGACAGAGGGGTTATCGGATCAGTGGTCAAGGCGAAATCTACCATCTGTAGGTAACCAGAGGGTAAGGCATAATCTCTAGTACCGGCTACAAGTGCGGCCGCGCCGCCTAATGTAGTCGTATCTATATTAACCATTAACTGAAGGCGCAAGACTCTATTCATTCTAGCTTCCGCTAGACCAATAAATTCTTTTATCCTATCTGTTAAGTCTCCACGATCTAACCAGTTAGCCACGGCAGTCTGAAGTTCTGCATAAGTTCCAATAGCCATTATCTAGTCATCTCCGTAACGTATACTGTTCCAGCGGCGGATACTTGCATAGCGGCTACCTTTTGTCCCGGCACTATTTTCCAGTAGATGGGCCAATCCTTTTCTATATATCCTTCGCCCACTGGTTGAAACTGCTTCCAAGTATTTGTTTGGGCAGACCACGCTGTTGTGACCTCACCCCACTCAACCAAGTCAACCTCTCCGCCAAAAGCTATATACGCATCTTCTGTAGCGTTTATCATAACCACATCTATGCCAGCGCCAACCCCCTCCGCCATCTCTGACGACACAGCAGACGTAGTTATAGCTTGCGTCTTATTCGCAAGTCTATAAAGATCAGGGTCTTGAATTCTAGTAAGCACTATCTTGTCAATTCAGTTATGTACACTACAGAATCACTAGAGCCAGCCCTTAATCCTGAAACGCGATCACCGGGGCTAACGCGAATATAATGAGGCCAATCTTTTATAAAGTAACCACATGAACCAGCGGTAGCCGCACTTCCATGCTGGTCAATTTTGATAAATACAGGCTCACTGGCATTTATTATAATAGCGTAGCATTGTCCGGAGACAGCATCACCCAGAGTTACTGAAGTTGAGAGCGCTGTAAACGTGTAGTTAAAATTATTTAGTCTGTATAAATCTCCCATCTTGTATTCCTCTATAGTTTTGTGGGGGCCGTCTTAAAGTATTTATTATCTGGATCATTAAGATACTTGGCCATCAACTTTGGGTCTTTGTCTATGGCCCCATTGGTTTCTTTCTGCCACTGTTCGTATATATTAAAGGGTATTGAGGCAACTTTGTGCCACTCGCCCCTTTTGCCTAAAGATAGTTTATCACCGTAAGAGTTATACTCTATCTTATTCTGGTCTAGGATTGGCTCTACGTCTTGATGGGTTGTGATTGTAACCGTATTATCCGGCTCATCAATCCATTCTGTATGCCTGTATGGCATAACATCTAGTAATTTTCTATTAGCCAACTAAAAACCCCCTACCACCTATTTTCCCATTGGGATTATCCGAAAAATCGGAAAGGTGTTCTTTCGTTGTTTTCCTTGGAGCATCTTTTTTTGTGGGGGATTTTTCTGTCTTACCCTCAAAAAGTTTTGCTATATCGCTAAGTTCTTTTCTCTGAACCATAATGTAAATACCCACTTTTCTCCTTCGTGTGGCGGCATTCCTTGATGAAGGGATAAATCATTCGGTTGCATATTTTTATCCACATTCTCAAATAATAGCAATCTCCCACCAACAGAACCAAATATCATGTTCAACTTGGGAAAGGCTGTTCCTCCGCCTACAGCATTGTTTAAATAAACTATACCCGTCATTATTCTCTGGCCACCATCTTCAAGGTACTCTTCTCCAAGCGTATCATAATGAGGCTTATACTCTTGATCGCTGGTATACCTCAGAACATTCATCGGCTCTGCTCTATCTAAAGGAATTCCGGCTATATCAGATACCCTTGAACATATCTCTGGAAAATCACTATGCGGAAAAAATCCGCTAGTAGATGTTCTAACCGAGTCCTCTATATTACCACCTTCCAAAGCAACGGTACTTGTTTTTAACTCATTTTTAGTATGGTCTATAATCTCCTCGCATTCTTCTGGCGAGGCAACCCCATCAACAACCACGATGGTGGGGGTCTGAGCGTATGCAAACATATCTTATTTAAGCATCACCCCTCTGTCCTGATATCTTCTTCCATGCTTTTGGTTTTGACGCATTAGCCGGAGGAATGACACTGTTGCCAGAATCATGAATAGGGGAAGATTCAGCATTCGATAGACGAGCTATTTCCCTATCAAGATCAGCACTTCCACCCCTATGAAGGGGGGAGTTTAGATTTTCATTTCTTACTTGGTTTTTCATTAGCCTTCCTATCTCCTTACATAATGTAAAAATACTTGAGCCAGTCGCTCACCTTCAAATTTATCTCGCCAGTGAGGATTCTCAATTCCTTTATAAATTAAACCATCACCCTCATCCAACAATGTTTCATAAGTTTTATCTGTTTGTAAATATAAAGGCCATATCTCATCACGCGCCTCTCGTTTCAGGGTTAATGAAACACTATATTCACAAGCCTTTCTATCCGTATGCCTGTGCAAAACATCACCATTTTTATAAACTCTTAGATATGAATAAGTTGGTTCTAAATCCAACCCGGTATATCTCTGCATATCGTAGAGAAGATAGTGTAATAAGTTACGCATAGCGGGGTCATCATGTAAGGCCGGTGTATTCGGAACCTGAACATCCTCCATAACGTCTTTAGAGTTAGCCCTATCGTAAGCGTAATATCCAAGAAAGTCTAGTAAATGCCCTCTTAACATACCCTTTACTATCTTAAAATTAGTAGGCCCAAGAGACATAACTATACCTAGCTCCTTTTGTAACAGGATCAACTCTATGAGGATATACAAAGTTAGAAGGAAATATAATTAAGTCTCCAGACTTAAACTCTATAACCTTATCACCCCACATTACAAACTCACCACCTTCAAAGTCTTCATTTAGCTGACCAACAACGGATAACATTGGAATGCCTTTTGTATTGCCATCAAATAAAGAACTAATGTGATCACAGTGTTCGGCCATTTGATGTCCCTCGTTATAACGCAGGAACTTTATAATGGAGTAACCATTCCATCCATCAAACCACTTATACTTAAAACCTCTTACATAATCTGTTAAGGTATGCTGAAGTTTCCTAATAATAACATTATTCAACTTGGCCTGCTCTTCCTTCCAACCGGGGCCAGTATGACCTATAAACTCAGGTTCTGCGCTACCAGATGGAGAAGACTTAACTTCTCTCTGCCATCCAAAACCATGTTCAGGATCATTTGTTTCATAACCAGTAAAGTCATGCCGTTCCCACTGACTGTCCTGTAAAATTTCTAAGGCAGACTTGCAAAAGTCTTTGTCTAGGAATTCTTTTTTATGAAATAAATAATCTTCTATATTATTGAGCATAAATAAGTGGGGGCGGTTAAGCCCCCACCCTTACATCTTAAACGTCAGCTAAGAAACCATTTGCTTTCTGGTTCTTAGACATCAAGCCATATTCAGCAACGAGCATCTGTTTGATGCTGTCACCAGTTTTGGCAAGAGTTTCCGTACGGAAAGGACGTAGGTAAGCAACAGCCCAGAAATCGAAGTCAATAAACCAACAATCTCTAGCACGTTGAAACCGATCTGCGATTATTTTGAACGTCCCAAAATCGGATACATAAACGTCAACTGCCGCTACAACACTTGCGGGAGCGGCTTTGTTAGCGGCGGTTCGCAACTCAGAAACTGTCTGAGTAAGCGCGGAAATAACTTGTTTATTACCTGAATCAACAAGAATAGTATCCGGTGTTCCACCGTTGTCAAAGCACTCCGCGATAACAGTCTTCATACCAGCTTCCGTCAGCGTACCTGTAGAGGTAGCATCGTTTGCCGTATCAGTACCATTACCTGAAGAAGCGGAACCCAATCCGGGTGGGGAAGGTGCGCCGCCTAGTGAGTGATAATTAGCCGCAATCCATGCGGGTAATCCAGCCGTAACCCTTGCAGTGCCAGCCGCGCCGACATTACGAGCTACGTTATCCATTAACATTTTTTCCATATCGCGCTTCATTTCTTTAGCACGCTTGGCCAACTGATACGCTTGAGACGATTTTCTACCAGCAAAATCGACCGCTTCCGCAGTACCTGAAGTCTGGACAGCTTTCACGCTTATCTGTGTGTAGTTACCAACGCGAGTCGGCTCTGCAACAGCCAAAGACTCTGGATCATTACCTTCCAGCGAACGGTTTGCGGCCGCTGTGGTAAGATCATCGGTTTGCCACTCAAAGAAAGTGTTATCAGCAGTCTCTCGACCACAACCACTCAAGAAGGGTGTTTCAGTTGGAGAAATGTTATAGATGATGTTACTAAGATCTTCTCTGATGCCTATGGCACCATAGACCGTTCTAGTATTTGTAGGAACTGCCATCTATAGTTCTCCTTTATTATAAGTCTACGAAATCTTCAAACAATGCAGACGCATCTTGAACTTTGCCTGATTGTTTTAGACGCTTCATTTGGGCAGTACGTTTAACTTTTGAACCACTTTTGCTACTAGCACCTTTACCGGCTCTTATAACCTTCGGCTTATTTTTTAATTTTTTAGCCTTTATATCCGGTTTTTTTATCGCATCGAATTGTGCCGCTTTCATAAGGACAATCAAAGACCTGTGATCTATAAGATCATTTAGTTCTTCTTTTGTAAACCCCTGAGAAAGAGCATAAGAAGAGATTTCATTAACCATCTTGGCTCGTTTATCTTTATCACTCCATTCAGGTACGGCATTCACTAGCCGTTTATGTTCCTCCTGAAGGGCTAAAGATTTAACTTTACCTAACTCTGCTTCTTCTTCCCGTTGAGCGTGTTGCTGTTGCTGTTGCGTTTGCTGTATACGTTCTTGGGCTTGGCGAAATTCTTCCCTTTTGGTAACATATTGAATTGGGTCTTCTTCTTTTAAGTTTTCCCAATTAACATTACCGAACTGTTCTAGTCCAGAAAGTTGGTTCTGTACAACTTGGCTCATAGTATGTATGTACTGCTGACGCGCCGCTTGTGTTTCTGAAATCTCCTGCGCCCAACGTGATTGGACTTGTTCCATTTGATTTCTTTCACTTGCAAGTTCTTGCGTCTTTCGAGTATAATCAGATTGGCGGGAATATCCCTTAACGAGTTCATCAAGGTTTACTTCCCGCTCTTCACCATTTACGGTTACAGCGTAAAGTTCCTCTCCCTTCTCGTCATCTTCTGACTCTTCTTCAGATTCTTCTTCCCCTTCAGATTCCTCTTCAGGCTCTTCTTCCTCTTCAGAACCCTCCTCCAATGATTCGTCTTCCTCTATGGGTTGAGACTCTTCCTCTTCGGTAGGTTGCGCTTCCTCGGTTTCTAGAGTTTCCTCTTCAGGGTCCATTAATCCAAGTAATGCTTCTTGTGCTTCCCGTACACTACCGGGTAGCTCTGGCAACGGTTGAACCGTTGGTTGCGGGGCTTCTTGCGTATCCGCCATAATTTTTATTCCTCTATCAGATATGTGGGTGTTGCTTTTCCATTACCTTGTTCATGTGTCCAGTATCAACTATGGACTGTATATGACCATGGATTCTGTCAAGCAGTCTCATTGCAAGCCAGATTGATTCTCTGGCCTCCAAATCTGTTGAACCACTATGACTCCAGCGGTTCATTAAATCTTCTTTTAGTACGTCAAATGCTTCTTTTAAAACTGGGTCGTTCAGAAGGGATTTAGCTCTACCTTCTCTTTCTTCTGGTGTCATGTGTTTCCTATAGCTACAGCGCGGTTCTGTTCGCGCTCAAGGTTTAATTCCTCTTGTTTCAGATGGGCGTCTACCGCATCTTTTTTCGCCTCTTGCTGAATCTTTGCCGCTTTTAATTGAACATCAGCCGCTTTTATTTCCAGCTCTTTCTGTTTAACCTGCATCTCCATTTGTTTCATCTGGTCTTCTGGGGATGGTTGCCGTGGTTGTGGTGGAGGCGGTTTAGTCAGGAACTCATCAACATTCTGATA